GGTATTCTCGCGCATTTTAGTGATGTTAAGGTAAATGATCTCGTTAAAAACCTCAAAGAAAAGAACTTTCCGGAAGTACGTAAATGGTGTGTCAATAACCTGGACAATGATCCTGGTTTCCTACTTCGTCGTATTTACGATTCTCTTTCAAATTCCTTGGTTCCTAGCTCCGTCCCTGCTGCTGTTCTTATTATTGCTAAGTATCAATACCAAATCGCCTTCGTCGCGGACCAAGAAATAAATATGCTTGCATGTTTAACAGAGATTATGGTAGAATGTAAATTCAAATGAAACCCCCTGTAACCAATCGTGATCTTTATGAGGAGCTTCAAGCAGTGAGTAAACTATCAAAAAAACAAAGACATCAAGTTAAGTCTCGATGGTACTATCTTTTCTGGGGTGCAGCAACTGTATCAGTATTTGCTGGTCAGATGTATGTTGGGACCGGATATCGTAGAATGTCTAAGGCTATTGAGAGTGTATTAGAATCTCCTATAGTAGTAGAACAAAAGAGACATCCTCCATTGATGTTACCTTTTGAATATGAACCGGAACATCCTATGGTTATACAATGACTGGATTTGATTTGATAATTATTTCCTTATTATTTCTTGAGGAATTTGTTAAAAGATCTTTAATGGGAATATACAAAGTGTATATTAAAATTAGTAACTGGAATTTTAATAGGACCTTAGACCAGAGAAATAAAGAACTTTCTGAACGAACTCCCCTCCCCCATCATGACTGAAGAAGAATTAGAAAAAGAACGCTGGATTGATGACGACTATGCAGTTGTTAGTCAGTATTATACTGCAAGGAGAATGTATCCTACTATGCCTTTTTATCTTCAAGATGAAAATGGAGAGACATTTGTATTTGGATGGGATTTAATATATCAATACATTGGAAACATATCACATTATCCTGATTGGTGATGAAAATTACACAGAAGATTATTGATGATCTAGAGAAAGCACTAGACATGCGTAAGAAGAATGGAGAAGAGATCTGGCATGATGGGGATGAGATCTCTGTTAATGTTGCAGGAACATTTGCAGCAGATAAGTTTATTACTCTTACCAATAAAACTAAAAATCCTGTGATTAAGTCTCATGAAAGCACTTAAAACTCCGCTTAGATATCCTGGGGGAAAGTCTCGTGCTTGTAAAAAAATGGATCCATACTTCCCTGATTTGAGGGAGTATGTTGAGTTTCGTGAACCTTTTCTTGGTGGAGGAAGCGTAGCGATACATATTAGTAAGAAGTATCCACATCTAAAGATATGGGTTAATGATCTTTATGAACCTCTTGTAAACTTCTGGCAACAATTGCAGATGTTTGGTGTAGAATTAAAAGATCAACTATCAGAACTAAAATCTAAGAACAATGATCCAGATTCAGCGAGAGTACTTTTCACTAGTTCTAAGGAACGCATTAATAGCAGCGATTGTTCACCCTTTGACCGTGCTGTGGCTTTTTATATTGTCAATAAGTGCAGTTTTAGTGGTCTTACAGAAAGCTCTAGTTTTTCACCTCAAGCTTCCAGGAGCAATTTTTCACTTAGGGGAATTGAGAAGTTACCTGGGTATCAAGAAATCATATCGCATTGGAACATAAACAATTATTCTTATGAATATTTGATGGAGACTGACCCTCATGACGATCTTTTTATTTACTTTGACCCTCCTTATGACATTAAAGATAACCTCTATGGACGTAAGGGATCCACTCATAAAGGATTTGATCATGATAGGTTTGCTGCTGACTGCAACAAGTATTCTCATCTTCACATGATGGTGAGTTATAATTCAGATCAGTTAGTTAAAGATAGATTTAAAGATTGGAAAGCTGCTGAGTTTGATTTAACTTATACCATGAGATCTGTTGGTGAATATATGAGAGATCAAAAAGGTAGAAAAGAACTGTTACTTATGAATTATTAGTTATGAAACAAACAGCACGTCAAAAATTGGATGCACTACGGTGCCGAGAAAATAATTTTCCTAACATTGTTTTTTATTCTTATAAGGTCAGTCCTCATGAGCATATTAATACTCATGAGATGAGGCGTTTTGACCACAGTATCAAATCTTTAAGGGAGTTTAATAATGAAATACCTGTTTATCTTTTTTGTGATGACCCTTCTCTTGTTCCCCTTTATTTCAGCACTGAATATAACGTAAGGGTTACAAATTTTGTAAAGGGATTTAATCATAACCACTTGTTTATTCATCGGTGGTGTAATCTTAAATATTTTGAAGAAGATTATAATATTCTTTATGTGGATTCGGATGTCATCTTTAATGATGATGTTCAATATGTCTTTGATACTTATTGCACTTGTCAGGTATATGGTAGAGAGGAGATGGGATTCCGTCATGATCCCAATACGGGAGGAGGAAGAAATATAAGAGAACAGTTGGATATGGTTGACCTAGGGATATATGATTTGGGTGGTATTGCTCCCATGTATAAATTCTGTATGGGAGTTTTGTTATTGAATGATAGTGTTCATAAAATGATTGTTCAATCATTGGATGATATGATTGATTTGATGGATAAGGTGACAACTAATAAAGTCTTTGTTCCTATCCCAAATCGACGTATATTAGATGAATATGTTATGTGGGTTATATTGAGTCGTATAGGTGCTGTAGGGGGTTTATTCGCCGTTCAGGACGTGACTCATGGGTGGATAGAACAAAAGCATCAAGAGTATTTTAATCCAGTTATTTGTCATTATACAACAAAGAAAGAACAAGAATTTGCCAAATCAGATCCTAAGTATAATAATCTAATTAGAAATACGGAGGCTTTAATGCAGGAGATTGATCCTTATTCGAAGATAGAAGCAAATACAATTGACCATTTAACTCCAGAGATGGTTGAGGCATTAGCCGAAGGAGAACCTATAATAGCATCTGATGTTTGGGCAGATTTAAATCCTGGATATGATGATATGTATGGATCTTAAAGATTGGTTAAATTCTATTAACTTTACTAAGGAAGATCTCTCTGAAGACATAAGAGATTATCCTCCTTATATTGTTAATCGCTGTCTATCAGGGCATCTTGATTGTATTATGTTTGCCAATGAAATGAACAAGTATCCTAACCTTGATAAGGATATGCAGTATTCATTTTATCTAAATACACTTAGGAAAAAGAAGAGATTTTCTCCCTGGCTCCGAAAGGAAAAAGTCACGGATCTCCAAAGTGTCAAACAATACTATGGTTATAGTAATGAGAAAGCATCTCAAGCACTGAAAATTTTATCACCACAACAACTGGAATTTATTAGACAACGACTTGAAACTGGAGGATCGAAATGACTAGTTCTACTGTAGAACCTACCGTACAGTGGTCTCAAGACCAAATGGTAGAGGTGACACTAAACGAACCAGATGATTTTTTAAAAGTCCGTGAGACGCTAACAAGAATTGGTGTAGCATCAAGGAAAGAGAAAAAACTTTATCAGTCTTGCCACATACTGCACAAGCAGGGTAGATATTTTATTGTGCATTTTAAAGAATTATTTGCGTTGGATGGGAAACATGCTAATCTCACACTTAATGATGTACAACGACGCAACCGCATTGCTCGCTTACTTGCTGATTGGGGACTTATTTCAGTAGTAAAAGAAGATGCTGTTGCTGATATTGCACCACTTAACCAGATTAAAGTATTAGCATATAAAGACAAAGGTGACTGGATACTAGAACAGAAGTATAATATTGGTAAGAAGGGTAAGACCAGTGATTCCGATTAATATTTTTACAGGGATTTACAGTTATACTCTTGTGTGTTATTGTTTTCGTATTGCTCTCGGTATTTGATGGAGATTAACACCTTATTATTGATCCTATTGGTGATCGTGAATTATACGAATTTCTTTATGACTCACGGGAGTAGGAGACCCTGGCGTAGAAATCCTCGTGCCAAGAAATTTTTGAAATGAACAATCTTTATAATGGAATAAAAGAACGTCTTTTCTACACATTAGGAAAGCGACCAGAGAGTGCTAGTGCTCATGATATTTACATGGCATTATGCTATGCTGTAAGAGATCAGATGATGACATATCATCTTGCTCCTGAAGTTTGTAATAATAACAAAGAGGTTGCATATCTCTCTGCAGAATTTTTAATAGGACCACAACTTGGTAATAATCTTCTTAATCTGGGGATACAGAAAGAAGCACAAGAAGCATTAGCAGAATATGATTTAACCCTTGATCAGGTGTTAAACCTAGCAGAGGAACCTGGATTAGGTAATGGGGGTTTAGGTCGCCTTGCAGCGTGTTATATGGAGTCTCTAGCGACTCTGAAGGTCCCTGCTACTGGTTATGGTATAAGATATAAGTTTGGGATGTTCAAGCAAGTTATTAGAGATAATGGCCAAATAGAAGTCACTGATAACTGGTTGCATGGAAATTGGCCTTGGGAACTTGCTCAACCAGATGAGTCTGTTCTTGTTGGTTTTGGAGGAAGAGTAGAGAATTATATTTCAGATAGAGATAATTATAGAGTTCGTTGGGTTCCTGCTGAGACAGTAGTTGCTGTTCCTTACGATGTAATGCAGTTAGGGTACAGAGTTGATTGTTGCAATAGGTTGAGATTATGGAGAGCAGATGCAACAGAGATTTTTGATTTCTATGCATTTAATATAGGGGACTATATGGGATCAGTTGAGCAGGGTGTTCATTCTGAGACTATTTCTAAGGTTCTTTATCCTAATGATGGTACTGATGATGGTAAGATATTAAGATT